AAAAAGACGAGGCTCGCCAAAAGCGCATGATCGAAGCTGGCATCCAAGACGAAAAGCGCCTGAAAGAAAACCATGACGCAAAAACAGCCGACGAAAAGCGGATGTCCTACGACGAAGTATATGGACGTTGGCTTACCCGTGGGCAGAATGCTCAAATGAACCCGGAGGAGCAGCGCGTACTCGAAACCCGTGGAACAAACACGCAGATCGTTACAACCAACTCGCTTGGTGGATTCCTTGTTCCAGAATCATTCTCCAATGAATTGGAATTGATGGGCCTTTGGAGCGGTGGCATGATGGAGGCCAGCCGTATCTACAACGATACCATTGGAGGCGTTTTGCCGTGGCCTACTGCCGACGATACCAGCGTAGACGGCGAGATTGTCGGTCAAGGTGTTTCAGCAAACGTTTCAGATGTCACTATCGGAAACGTGCTTTTCAATGACTTCACCATTGATTCAAAAATTATCAAAATCGCCCGCGAATTGATCCGCGATGAGCGCGTTGGCCTTTTGCGCACGGTTTTGGCCGAGCTTTTGGCAGAACGCTTGAGCCGAAAAGTGAATAAAGTGCTGACAAATGGCACCGGAACAGGTGAGCCTTATGGTCTTACCGTTGCATCCACTACAACAGGCGTCACTACGGCTTCTGCAACGGCAATCACAGCCAGCGAGCTTGTCGATATGGTTTACAGTGTTGACAAGTATTTCACTGCATCCCCGAAAGCGGCATGGATGATGAATCGCACCACTTTGGGCTATTTGCGCAAACTTGATTTCACTACCAACACAACACATCTCTTTGCAGATCGTGTAATTGCTGGTGAACCTGATATGCTGCTTGGCTACCCCGTTATCATCAACAACGACCTTCCGTCCATTTCTTCTGCACCAATCGCAGCAACGAAATATATCTATTTTGGGGATTTCTCAAAGTATGTAGTTCGTAAAATCGGCGGTGTGACCATTGACCGGAATGACAGCGTGTATTGGACAAGCCGCACCGCTGGTTTCATGGGTTGGCTTTCTTTGGATGGCAATCTTTTGAACAACAACGCTATCAAGGCACTGAAAACACACGCGTAAGCATGAAAATGAAGGCATTAGTCACGAACGGCAATTTTGTGAAAGGTATGGAATACGACCTGCCAGAACCAGAAGCACAAGCGGCAATTATCGCCGGGAATGCTGAATCCTTGGTGACTAATCCTTGTTTTGAACGACAAACGGCTACTAAGCAACAATACCAAACAAGATGGCGTACAAGGTAACTACCGCACCCGTAATTGAGCCGTTCACAACGGCCTACATTAAGGCGTGGCTAAAGATACCTTCATCTGTGACGGTAGAAGATGCGCTGATTGCTGACATGATTATTTCGGCAAGATGGTGGGCGGAACAAGGCAGCGGACGGGCGCTTTTGACGCAAACCATCGCGGAGTATTTTGATTGCTGGAATCTTTGCGGGCTAAAATTGTCGGTTGCGCCAATCAAGAGCATAACATCTGTTTCTTATTTGAGCAATGGAAGTTATGTTGCTTGGGATGCAGCAAACTACAACGCGGACATCATTCGAGAGCCTGGCAGAATTACGCTAAAAAATGGCGGTCAATTGCCGAGTTACGATTTGAATACGCCAAACGCAATCAAGGTCGTATATGTGGCAGGCGACACGGCTGCAACGCTGATACCTGGGACAATCAAGGACGCAATGCTTCAAAGAATAGCCTTTTTGTATGAAAACCGTGAGGACATACCAATTAGCCAAAATTCACAGCCAAGGCTCAGGAGCGCGGATTCGCTTTTGCAGAAAAACAGACTACTTTAAAGTATGGCAAATCTGGCAAAACTCATCGGTGACGTTGGGGCAATGGATCAACTGATTGACATCCGGCAATATTCCAGGGTTGAAGATGCCACAGGTGGGGTAGTCGAAACCGCAAGCTATTTAGCTGAAGATGTTTGGGCTAAAATTGAAGATACTACACGAAGTGACGAAGGTATGAGGGGTGAAGATCAGCAGGTGGTTGCTTTCAGAATTACAAAATTCACTTTTCGAGACTTTTGGCCAACACTTAATGAAACCATGCGAATTGTGTACGAAGGACTTGAATACGATATTTTAAGCATATCGCATTTGGGCCGGAGCCGATTCGTAGTTATTGAAGCTGAAAAACGAGACAATTTGACGTAAAATGAATGTAGTTGGCGCAATTCGGAAAATAATTTTGGATGATGCCACTACGGTAGCAATGCTTGCTAATACTACAGCGGTATATCCCGTTGTTGTGCCACAAAAAAGCGAGTATCCGGCGGTTGAATTGATGTTATCCGACACAAAACCTAATGATTCAAAAACGCAGGTAAGTCCAGTTGATAATGTGCAGGTTGTAGCCTCTATTTATGCAAAAACATATGACAGGGTTCAACAAATTAGCGATTCAATCCGGGCTTGCATAGATGGATTTTCGGGCGGTGTTACAACATCTGATAATGTAGTTCATTTTATTGATGCGGTTCGTTATTTATCATTAAAGGATGGATACGATCAAGAAAACATCCTATTTGCAAGGCAGGTAACTTACGACGTAAGATATTACCGGGACATTCCAGCGCTGCCATTTGGAACGCCATATGTGTCTGAAAGTACGGCATGGATGGCTTTGTTTGACGAATACGACAGCGACGAGGCAGCGGTGGCTGGGGGGCTTTTATTCGAGGAAGTGTACAGGACAGCAGACAACCATGTATCTGGCATGGGCGGGGTTTTAAAACAAGTCAGGATACCGACATGATGGGATCAACTTTTAAACGCCGGGCAAAAGAGTTTTTTAACTCATTCAGGGAGTTTGACAGCGACGAAGATGCTGTTTTGGCTGGCTGGAAATTTGGGCAGCTTTACAGAACGTCGGATGCGCACACGGGCGGGGTTGGTGGAATCTTAAAACAAGTCAGGATACCGACATGACAATCGAGCAGGAAATAAACGAGGTGGTAAAAAAGCTGCAAAAGTGCGGTGCCTTGTTTTATGAAAACAGGCAGAGGGTTGCAGCGCTTGGGGGCGCTTACGCATCGGCGGCGGCGGAATCAGCGGCGCCAAAAAGCCGGAAGGTTCACTACCGATACAACACCGCCAAACTAACTAAGAAAATACGCGCTCCGAAAGGGAGTGGAAATAAAATAGCATCCTATTCACCTGGGAACCTTGGCCGATCAATCAATGTGTTGAAGTTCAGGCAGGCAAAATCAAAGGTTTTTGTAGGTGCAAAATTGGCAATCTTGTACTTTCAAGCGGAAACTCATTAATATTTGCAAGTGAGCAGGCAAAAAGCTACTCAAACAACATTAATGAGCAAAGAAAAACGCTTGAGGCAGAAAGCGCTGCCCTGGTTGGGTTGGTCACACAACAAACCCTTGCAGACGCATCTACTGGCAAGTTATCAGACAGAACAAAAGGGTTGTCTGAATCGGTTGGGGATGTAAACCCTAAAATAAAGGTTCTAAAAGAAGTCCTTTCTGATATTGCCGCCGAATCAGACCGCCAAAAGCTTTTAGGGCTTGATGAAATAGAGCCAAAACTAAGGGTTGCTGAAAGTGGACTGAAAAAGCTGCTTGATGCTGGTTGGAAACCAAACACCGTAGAGGTGATGAAGTTGGCAGCGGAAACGCGGGCTTTGCAGACTGAATGGGAGGCGTTAAAAGACCTGAAAAAAGTCTACTTGGAAGTAGATATAATCAGGAAGGACAACGGAGAAAAAGCGCCTGACATAGCATCTGCAAAAGGGTTTGGAGACACAAGCGGAAACGTAAAAAGCCGTGGCGCCGAACAGCAAATAAAACAGGAACAGGATTGGGCAGATGCAAAAACAAGCATTGCATTTGCAGCAGAGCAAGCCGCCTTTGACATATTCAGCAACTTTGCTGATCAGAAAACAGAAAAGCAACTTGCGGCGCTTGAAGCCGAGGGAAAGCAGCGACTTGCAAACGCAAAAGGTAATGCGGCTTTAGAGGCTGCAATACAAGCCGACCTAGACAGAAAGCGGGCGGCAATTGAAAAGAAAGCATCATTAAGGAAAAAGATTGCGGCGCTTGGCGAGGCGGCTATAAATATCGCAGTTGGTATCACGAAGGCAATTGCATCTGCACCACCACCTTTAAACGTTCCTGCAATTGTAGCGGCGGCAGCACAGGGCGCTATCCAGTTGGGTGTAATTGCTTCGCAGAAATTCGCAGCAGGTACACGCGATGCGCCGGGCGGTCTTGCGCTGGTTGGTGAACGTGGCCCTGAGATTTTGAACATACCAAAGCGCTCACAAATATTTAGCGCAGGGCAGACAGCAACCGCGCTACGAGGTGCCGGGCAAAACATGACGCTATCAGGCGAGTTTAGAATAAAAGGGACTGACCTGGTTTTGGTTTACGACCGGGAAAAAGTTAAAAGCGAAAGATTCAAGTAATGGCAGTAAGATTCACAGGTACTTTCAAGACTCCACGGACTAGCCCCGTTGGGCCTGACTACAACAGTGAGTACACTGTGAGTATTTACGATAATGATTTTTCTGGAAGCCCGTCTGAAATAACAATATTGTCTTGTAAGATTCTTTGGGATAGCGATAATGGAAACGAGCGAAATGCGCAAATGATTGGAAGCCGGGCGAATGTTGCAGTAAATATCCCTGCAACAGATTCAGTCCTTGCTACATTTATTGAGGATTTCGCATACGGAGAGGATGCAAGGTTTTTGCTCAAAATAACCAAGGATGATGCTCCGGTTGAGGTATGGAGAGGCATAATGAAGGC